ATCTCCATCAGGAGTAAATGTCCAAAAATTACTTACTGTTAAATCAAAGTTACCATCATTATCTGCTGTTTGTGTACCTGTTGCTCTACCTGTAACAAATACATCATCACTAACAGTAACTAATAAATTTTCATCAATGGATATAGCAGGAGTTGTACCTACAGCAGAGCCTTTACCTATTACAAGGTCATCTGCACTATCATCTAATCCAACATAAAAGTCTTGAGCATTACCATCAAATACTAATTTTGTATCTTCTTCACCAGCATCACCTATTGTAAGAGATGGTGCAGTACCACCTAAAATAAGTCCAGCATTATGTACATGAGTTAATGTTACTTCGTTATCTACACCAAATCCTAATATTGCACCATCGCTATTTAATTTAAGGTCATGGCTTACAAGAACTGCTGTTGAAGCATTTAAATCAATGGTTGCCTCACCATCTACTGTTAAAACACCATCTGAACTTTGATGTATAAAACTTGCTGCATCTCCAAATGTTAATTTGTTAGTGCTATTAAGAGTTAAACCAGTGCCATCTGTATGAGTTAATGTAGTATCACCATCTGCTCCAAAAGTTACTACTGCACTATCTGAACTCAAAGTTAAATCATCTTGTACCTTTAAATCAACTACACTTAATGAATCAAATACATCTGTTACAATAGCACCATTGCCACCACCATTTAATGAAACAACTTTTGTATCTCCTGGAGGAATAGTTACTGCTGCACCAGCTCCTGATCCTTGTTTAATTAAAATGTTTTGTGACCCACTTGTGCCATTTTTAATTATATGAACTCTTTTCATGTCATTAGGACTAATAGTAACTGTACAAGCTGAATCCAAAGTACCAGTATATATTAAGTATATAGCTCTACCTGCATCTGACCCACCATCTTGTACAGTTGTGTCATGGGTGTTTGCATCTTCAGTTATAGCTTCTGTGCCAAATCCTAATGCTTCACCAATAAGTTCTAAATTAAGGTTTGTTTTTGTACCCCAAGTTCCACCTTCAGCACCTTGTGCTATCTCAAGTAATCTAAGATTATTTACAAAACTAGCCATTTATTTAACTCCTAATCTATTCTAATTATTCCACTTGTTCCTGCTGCTGGTAAAACTATCTGAAATGTACCACCTGCAACTGTAAAGTCACCACCAAAAGCTAATACTGCTATTGCTTTGTTTCCATTTGATGAATTATAGATTAATGCACCATTTGCAGTAAATGTTGCACTTGTCCATGTTGGATCAGCAAAATCAAAGCAAACAGTTGTTGAATGAGTTGTAATAGCTTTACTTCCTAATGTTTCACCACCAGTTGTGTAACCATTTCCATTTGCTAGTTCATTTGATGTTGAGTAAGCAGTTGTTCCTGCTCCTAAACTAGCAGAACTTGTAAATAATGCTATTTTTATTGTGTCAGCTATTAAATCATGTTGTTCGTCTAATATTTCAGATTTAAAAGATGTACACATTGCTTGGGCTATTGACATTTATTTTCTCCTTATATTCCTGCGTTGTATTCTGATGTGTAGTTTCTTCCCATCTCTTGTTGAAACAATGCTATAGCCTCATCAAATTGAGCCTTGTACAATTGTAACGTCTCGGGAGCTTTTAGGAAAGTAGAAACTTCATATAGTGCTGCAGCCAGCAACACATTTTCTGCATTATCGCCTAACCAAGTTGTTGTATTGCTGGAGGATAACCCTGTAACAGGCGCAATAAAATCAACTTGGTAGGCTAAAGTAGCACTTGGGGTAGGTGCTACTGTTAATGTAACACCACTTGTTGATGATGATTTAGTGGCATACATCTCAGGTGTAGAGGTTGTGCTTGCATTAGGGTGGTAATCTCGCAAATAACTATCTATTCTATGATCAAGAAAGAATACATTGCTACTACTATCAGTTACACCAAATTGTCTAATCATTCTAGCATTAGGAATAACAACGTCAGCCTCACCTACAACAAAATTATTTGTTCTTATCTGCCTAAAACAAGGTAAACTAGGTAATCTTTGAAATATCATTTCCTCTGCTTGACCAATAATCTCATCTATTGATGCACTTAACTCTGTGCTATCATCTTCAATAAAATTTTTAATGTTTGTTACTAATGTACTATAATTCATTATCCATCACCCCATGTACCTTGACCCCATGTTTGTTGACCCCAACCAGTAATACTAATATCTGTAGCATCACCAATAGCACCAGTTCCTGCTACACCAGTTTCTACAGGGTTAGCCACTAATGTTGCACCCCCTATAGCACCAGTTCCAGCAAGACCAGTTTCAGTTATACTTAATGTAACTCCTACAGTACCTACAGGAGTATTAGCAGTCCAACCCATACCATTATGATTAGTACAATAATAATAAAGAGTAGGTGCATCAGTTGCTACAGTAATTTGTGTATATGCACCACTTGATCCTGGAGTGCCACTTGTAGTAACACCAGTTGTATATTCACTACCACCACCATGACTTCCATTAGCAGTTGTTGAAAATCTAAGTGGGTGTCCAGAGTTTGAGCTATGGGATTGGTCAAACCTATATGTATTGCCTTCAATTAAATCAACTTCAACATCTGCAGTTGCAGTTGACCCACCTATAGCAAACTTATTTGTAGATGCTCCAGCAGCATTGTAGTATGGATGATCTGATGGATTGCCTCCAACAACTGTTATAGTTAAAATGTTGACTTTATAATTAACAACACCAACTGCACCACTACCTACTGCATCTGTTTCAGCTATTTGTGTATTAATATTAAAAGAGCCTACTGCACCAGTTCCTGCGAATCCAGTTACATCAGCACCAAAATTAAAACTTGATCTTGGTAAAAACTCAATATTACCTTTGCCTTTAGCACCTATGCCTTTTTGTGATTTTTCAATTTTACTTGCAAAAATATCAGGATTAAATTGTAAAAATAATTTTACATTTTCTTCTGCATTATCTGGTCGTGGTTGGAATAAAGCAGTTGCATCAAAGACATTTTTAGCTGGAGTTAATTGTGGATGTTTTATGTCAAATTCAGAAGGCTCAACCCTAAGATTATCGTAGGTAGTTTTAAGAGATGTGTATCTTACTTTAAAACCACTTATATCGCTTATTGCCTTTGATTTTCTACCTGATGCGTATCTTGCCATTATATCATATTCAATGCAGTTGGTTGTACTCTTAGACTTACACCATCATTATCACTTGATGCTGCAAAGCTAAATGCTCTTTCATACATCTCATTTAAAAGTTGAAATTTATCTGGGGCATATTTCATTGCTAGTTTTGCTGATAACCCAGCACAAATTGCATCACTCCATCTATAGGGTATATCTGTATCTTGATTTGATGCAGTTATATCTTCTTGTTGATTCATTGCCCAATAATTTAAAGATAATGTAGATACATTAGGAACAGACCAAAGATAAATGACTGGAGTATATTGCCTATCAATCATATATTGACTAGGTTTGCCTGCATTTGTCTTACTAGGTATTTGGTTATATTCTTGCAAAGTAATTTTATTGATAATTTGATCTGTATTTGATGAACTATCTCTTACCACTGCATCAAGTATATCTATAGTGCCAACTGGAAGTGTGTAATTAGATGTACCACTTACTAAGGTTAAGGTGTTTTGAGTTATAGTCCAATAATTAATTCCACGATTAGCAAATTCAGAAAAAAGTAAATTTAAACTTCTTCTTGCTGATCTAGCATGATCTCCAGTTCTTGTTTGTGTATCTAACCCACATCTCTCAAAAGATTCAGTTATTACTTCCTCAACATTAGGTCTAAATGATACGCTTCCAGATGTTGCCATTGATTCACCTTATGCAAAAAATATGTTCGCTAGTACAACTGTGGCAACTGTATATCCTACAGTTAATCCACTGCCAAATAAAATACCTTCGTCTGGTATTGTATTATCTATAGTTGTATTATCAGTTCCTATTGTCTGTGCTTTAAAAATAATTGTACCATTTTCTGGAGTGCCATTGTAAAAGTCAACTAAGCCTGCTGTTCCAGCAGAGACAATTGAGTATCCCTTCATCCTAGCACGACCACCACCACCAACTGCACTTGCACATAATGATCCAGAACCAACTGTTATGTTTGCTGCATATTTAGCAGAACACTCTACTGCACTAACTGTTAAAAATAATTTAGCACCTGCTACTGCTTCTGCTGAACCTGTTGAAACTATGACTTCTGTAATAGCATTACCAAAAACATCAGTTCCAGTAATTGTACAAGTCTTATCAGCATCACCAGTACCAGTAGTTGTTACAGTTACATTTCTAGCACCACCACCTAAAAAGGTAGTATTAGCCATTGTTGCTGAAGTGTCTGGTCTTGCTGCAGTTACAAGTCTGTCTGG